AAAGGCTCTCCAGGCTCCATGCTTCCGATGCCGTCTGCCAGCCAGTCGGTATCTACGCCGCAGGCCCTGGCGAGCTTCGGGAGGTCGGCAGAAGAAGCGTTCTTCCCTTTCTCTATCTGGGAAATCAAAGGCTGCGAGACGCCGGTCGCCTCCGCGAGTTCGCGTTGCGTTAAGCGGGCTTTTGCCCTCGCTGCCTTGAGTCGGAGTCCGAGTGTATTCATGCCGACAAATCTATAAGCCAGCTTATTTCCTTGCAAATAAGATTCCTTATGCATAGCATATAAGCATGCTTATCAGAGGAGCATTCAAATGAAGCCTGAGCAGGCCCATATCCAGAGGCTGATCAACCATTTCGGCGACCAGACAAAAACCGCGAAAGCCTTGAGGGTTACCCAGGCTGCGGTCTCTTGCTGGCTGAACGGCAAGTATTCCATGAGCGCCAAGATCGCAACCCGCGCCGAGCGTGTCACGGATGGCAAGTTCAAGGCCGAGGAGCTGTGCCCTGATCTTGCTGCTGAATCGCTGCCAGCCGCCTGACCACGATTACATGGTGGCAGGGGCTTTGCCATGCCGCCACGACAAACCAACAGAGGTTTCCCGAGCATGGAAGAAGTGCTGAGAGCGGTTCACGAAACGGTATTGGATGCTGGCCCGAAAGAGCTGGCGCACCGGATGGGCACCAGCCACACCAGCCTGCTGAACCGCGTCAACCCGAACGACGATACCCATAGGCTGAACCTTGAACAGTTCCTGCAGATTCTGGCGCTGAGCGGCGATATGCGCCCGCTTGCCGCCCTGGCTGATGCGTTCGGGTATGAGCTGGTGGCGAAGGAAAAGCCGGCGGCGCAGGAGCTGACCAGCGCGCTGCTGCACATGAGCGCCGAGGTGGCCGATGTGACCCGAGCGGTTACCGATGCACTGGATGACGGTCGGGTATCGCAGATCGAGCGACAGAAGATCCTGCGCGAAGCCGGTGAGGCCAAGCAGAGCATTGATGTGCTGGTTGATGCCGTGAAGGCGGGCTGACCAATGACTCGCCAACCCCACTACGAATACCCAGCAATGGCGAAAGCTGCACGGCAGCTGGCTGCCAATTCAAACGGCATGCGCAAGCGTCTGCATCTTGATCTGGCGGAGTACTACGAGGGATTGGCGGACAAGAAAAAGCCCGAGGGTGATGGGCACCTTCGGGCTTCCGAGCAGGCAGTTGGAGCTGTCTGCGATCTCAACACTAAGCGAGAGCCAGTATGACCAACATCGTCCAACTCAGCAAGTCCCAGGGGTTCACCCGGATGGACAACGATCTGTACGAGGCCCTTATAGGCGCAGAGCTGTCAGGGAGAGAGCTGCGCGTTGCTCTGGCCATTCACCGGCTGACTGCAGGGTTCAACGTCAGCGAGGCCCGCATCTACGCCGCAGCCATCGCCAAGCTGTCAGGGATTGCCCGTGAGAACGTCTCACGAATAATCACATCGCTGCTACGTCAGAAGGTGATTTACCGTCACGGCGGGAGCAAAGACCCGATTGGTTTCAATGCACCAAATCAGTGGAAAATCGACCCAAAAAACGAGCAGAAAAAGGGCGATTCAAAAACGACACAGAGTGTTAAAACTGACACGTCCTTAGTGTCATTTCCGACACACTATAAAGACAGTAAATACAATACTACTCCTGACGGAGTAGTGGGCACGCACGACACGCCCGCCACGAAACCTGCCAAACCGAAACCTGCCAAACCGAAACCTGCCAAACCGAAACCCGCCAAGTTCGACCCGCTGACTGCCAAACCTGAGAACGTGTCGGCTGATGTCTGGGCTGGCTACTGCGAAATGCGCGAGGGCGGTAAAACCAAGTTCACCCTGAGAGCCTGTGAGCTGATCGCCAAGAAGCTCGCCAGTCTTGATCAGGTTGCTGCTGACGCGGTGGTTAACCTCTCCGTCGAGAGCGGCTGGGTCGGCATATTCCCCGAGCGTCTGGCTCAGAGACGAGCGCACGGTGCGGAACAGGCAGACGAAACCGGCGTCCCTGTCGACAAGATCATCGCCCTGTACCACCAGACCTGCCCGAACCTGCCGCCAGTGGCTGTCGAATCTGACCAGACGCTGCGCGCCATGATCGTCGAGCGCTGGCGGGAGAGCGAGTCGCACCAGAACTCGCCGCTCTGGAAATCTGTGTTCCTGCGCGCAAACCGCACTGACCATGTGTTCTACATGGGCGAGAACGTCACTCCACGTCTTGAGGCCATCGTGAGCCGCCGCGTCTTCCGGGCGCTGGAGGAGCGCCATGATTGACCTGTACAGCGCGGAGGCCGAACACGCCGTGCTGGGCGCGATGATCCAGCAGCCGCATCTGATCGACGTGCTATCCGACGACCTGTCATCCGGGGCGTTCTACTACGCCGAGAACCGCGATCTGTATCGCCTGATCCTGTCAGTGCGCAATGCTGGCGGCGTGGTGGACATTCTCACCCTTGGCGAAGCCAAGCCGATGCTCGATGGCGGTCGGCCGACCATTGCCTACGCCGGCCAGTTGCAGATGAACACGCCCAGCGTGGCCAATGCCAAGGAATACGCCCGAATTGTTCGTGACCGTGCCGTGGCTCGCCAGATCGCGGACGTTGCCGGAAGCATTCACGACATCGCCTCCAGCAGCTCTAGCGTTGAGGACAAGGTGGCGCAGGTTCAGGCCCTGGTGATGGCCATCGACACCGCTGGCAGTGAAACCGAGTGCCAGATGATCGCCGACATCATGCGCGAGCACGTCGACGAGCTTGAGCGCCGCCACCAGCGCACGCTGGAGGGTATCAAAGTCGACGGTCTGCTGACCGGCATCCCGGATCTGGACACCTACACCCAGGGCCTGAAGCCCGGCCAGATGATCGTGCTCGGCGGTCGGCCGTCCATGGGCAAGACAACGATTGCGATGAACGTCGCGTCTGACGTGGCGATCAACCAGAAGCGCAAGGTGCTGGTGATCAGCCTGGAAATGACCCGGCAGCAGCTGGTTGACCGGCTGATTGCATCGGTGGGCGGTATCTCGCTGAAGAGCGTCAAGGACGGGTCGTGCTGCCACGACAGTTCAGCCGAACTGAATATGGCCGCCCGCAAGATGCGTGATGCGTCCATCGCGGTATCAGACGTGCCGTCAATGACCATGCCGCGCATTCGCTCGATTGCTCGCCGCCAGAGCCACCGCATGGGCGGCTTGGACCTACTGGTGATTGACTACCTCGGGCTGATCGAGGGCGACGGCAATGGACGGGTCGACGACGTGACCACGATGTCACGCCAGATCAAGCTGCTGGCCCGCGAGCTTGGGGTGCCGGTGATCGTCCTGTGTCAGCTCAACCGCGGCTGCGAGTCACGCCCGGACAAGCGGCCAGTCCTGAGCGACTTGCGCGAGTCCGGTGCTATCGAGCAGGACGCCGACATGGTGCTGTTCGTATACCGAGACGAGGTTTATTTCCCCAATACCACTGAGCGCGGCGTTGCCGAGATCCTGATTCGCAAGAACCGGGACGGCGAAATCGGCACCGTGCGCGCTGCATTCCAAGGCGACAAATCCAGATTTGTTCCGCTGGCGGCGACCTATCGCGTTCCGGATGCAGAGGAGGTTCGGTTTTGACAAAGGAAAATCGTACAGACCGATACGCCGCCACCCGCTGGCTTCTGCTGTCGCTGCTGATCCTGGCAATCATCGCGGGGCTGCCGGAATGAGCCGCCTATTCCGTTTTGAGCTGCACGACGGGACCGGCGGCAGCGTGATCTATCCCGATCCAGTGACGCTGGAAATCGTCACGGCGGACTGTCACGCACGGTTTGGGATTGAGCGGGTTAAGGGGGTGAGTTGTGGGTAGCGGGAGATTCTGCATTTTTTTCGAGAAGCATATTGGCTTTGGTGTCCGCTGGGAAAAGTGGAGATACCCGCTAGAGCTAAGCATTGCCTTGCCGTTCGTGACACTGACTGTCGGCTTCGGGTCCTGGCCGAAAGAGGGCGACCATGACTGAGAAAGTGTCCGTCAACAGCGCCGCAAAGCTGTCCGAGGCGGTCACCAAGCTGACAGCCATGTTCCGCGAAAAGAAATACGTCGTTGTCAGCCTGCGCCCCGGCAAAGACCGAACGCTCGACCAGAACGCCCTGTGGTTCGCCATGTACCAGCGCATCGCCCAGATGCTGGATTGGGACATCGAGGAAGCGCGCCGGTACTGCAAGCTGCACTGCGGGGTTCAGATCATGCTGAACACCGATGAGGACTTTCGCGGGCAGTGGTCACGCATCATGAGCGGGCTCCCCTATGAAACCAAGCTGGAGCTGATGGGCAACTGCTCGATGTTCGGGCCTGACGGATTCCCGGTGACCCGGCTGTTCAACCGGCAGCAGGGCGTTCTGTACACCGACCGCATTGTTGCCGAGTTCTCGCAGCGTGGGGTGCTGTTCGATGACCTGCTGAGCGAGGAGGCGGCATGAACCACTTCAAGCCCCGCAAACGCAAATGCAAGGTCTGCAAAACCGAGTACATGGCCCAGCGCCCAATGCAGAACGTGTGCACAGGCCTGTGTGGCTTGAAGCTGACCCAGCAGCAGAACGAGAAGGCCCGGCAGGCCAAGGCCAGGCGCGAGCGCCGGGAAAGCCGGGAGGCCAAGCAGCGCCTCAAGACCAAGGGTGATCACCTGCGCGAGGCTCAGGCGGCATTCAACGAGTTCATCCGCTGGCGCGACCGCATCGCTGGCCATCCCTGCATATCCAGCGGCAAGCCTCTGGACTGGAGCGCTAACGCAGTGGATGCCGGGCATTACAGGTCTCGCGGATCAGCGCCGCACCTCCGATTCGATGAGCGCAACTGCCATGCACAGAGCAAGCAAGACAACCGCTTTCTGTCAGGCAACGTAGTGGATTACCGGATCAATTTGATCAAGCGGATCGGCCTGGAAGCCGTCGAAGCGCTGGAGTCGGATCAGAGCGAAAGGCACTACACCATCGAAGACCTGAAGGACATCAAGGCCAAGTACCGGGCAATGACGCGGGAACTGAAGCGGGCGAATGATAAAACTACAATCGGGGGTGCTGCATGACAAAACGGCGAGTGACAATCCTGTCGGGCAGCACAGAATGGCTGTTGGATCAGTGGGGCCTGTGGCGGAAGTCAGGGATGGGTGTTCCGCGCTACGTGTCGCCGGCTTTCGCCCTCATGCGCGACAACGTAGAACAGAACACAGCGCCGTCGTTCAACATCACAGACGAGGCGGCCGGCATGATCGACCAGGCCGTTGCCCGGCTGGGCATCCGCGACCGCCAGATGGCCGACTGCATCTGGCTATACTACGGGGCGCGCTATACGCAGGCGAGGGTTGGGCGCTACTTGCAGATCAGTGAAACCAAGGCGGCGCAGTTGATAGCGGCGGGCGTGGCCTGGGTGGATGGGCGGTTAGAAACGATCAGGGAAGCGGCATAGGGTGTTGACTCCCCGGGGAAAAGCTGACAGATTGTGCCTACATTGCGGTTTTTCCGCTCCAAACACAGAACCCGGCCATCGAGCCGGGTTTTTTTATGCCTGAAATTCACAGACCACGGACGGCTCACCAATGGGCCTCGCCCGGGACACCACCACTATGAGGAATCACCAGATGAGCGAGCCGGCATCCACGGCGCTGGCTGGCTTCGGTCTGACCAAGGTCGCCGCCTTCC